ATATCTTCTGCTTAATACAGGATCGCCATTTGGATTTGTTACACTTGGGTTTTCATACCATTCAAAGCCATCACCAGCATATACGCCAAACCTATTAACCTGACCGTAAGATTCAAATTGCTCTTTTTGACCAGTTGCTGGATTTGTATATGTAGATACATTTCCAGTTGTTGGAGCTATGTCTTCAACAGTAGAGCTTATTTCTTCCGAAGTTGGTATTGCTGTGCCAGTGTCAGTTTCAGCACCTAAAGCTAAGTCTCTAATCACAGATGGAGCTGTGTCGAATCCTTCAAAGCGACTACTCTGATCAAAATCTATTGAAGCTAAAGTTTCATCTGGAATAAAACGATTACTTTCCGAAGCCGCTAAATCATACTGATCAGGAACTCTTTGAAAATAACCATCATCGGCTGTTTGAACAGGGATACTTGCAGGCACATTAGCCGCGCTAGTCGTAAACTCTTCGCCCGCTAATATATCATTTATTGGATCGCTTTGGAAAGATGGAACAACGCCATAACCATCATCAGCCGTTGGTGCTGGACCATAACCATACCCATCATCTGGTGTCGGGCTATAATATTCAGCAGCAGGTACTGCTCCACCCGCTGGACCAAGGTCTTTACTATTCATAATCTCGTCATAAAAATTAGAATCTATAGAATTTGTATTAGAAAAAGTTCCTGAGTCATTTCCGAATGGTGCATAGTTAGCAAAATCGTTTGGAATCTCGTCATAGAAGTTAGACGCTATAGAATTCGTATTAGAAATAGTTCCTGAATCATCGCCCGGTGTTAAGAAGTTAGAAAAATCATTTGGAATTTCATCATAGAAATTAGATTCCGCTAAGTTTGTATCTGAATATGTTCCTGAATCATTGCCAGAATACCTAGCTGTATCAACAAATTCATTGTAAACAGCGTTATCAAGCTCACTGTTATAAGTTACAGGCGGAGTAGGCTCGTAAATATCTTGATCAAAAACATCAAAAGGTCCAGCATCTAAGCCACCACCAATAGGATCATTAAAAGGAGCCAAGAATGGATTCGGCCCTTCTCGCATAGAAACACTTTCAACAATGTCATTCGCTGGTGGAGGTGGCATAATAGCGTTGCCAGTGCCAAGCTGATAAGCATCTGTCTGTAAAATATTTATAGGATCGTAAACACCGCCACCAATGTCAGTTGCTTGACCAATTAAAGCCTCACTTTGTGTATCCTGACCAATCGGTGCCATGTAACCACCGCTATCAGAATCCGCCATAGCCGCAGGAATAAAAGGATTGCCACTCGCAGTTGTGCTATAATCAACTATCGAATAATCATCCGTCATATTAGCCGCGCCTAAATCAGCAAGCTGCGCATTTAATTCAGCAGACGTAGGCGTATAATCATCATCATCAAAAATAACAGGGGCAGGTGGCGTGTAAACAGGAGCAGCTACAGCTACAGGAGCAGGTCTGTTGTTGTTATCGTTATGAGTAATAACTGATACTGGTGGAGTATATACTGGAGAAAGAACTGCCTGAGCGCCTTTCTTATCAGAAGTAGAACCTCCGCCTCCGCCGCCTCCTCCACCGCCGCCACCGGAATCAAAAACAATCTGAGGTTCAAAACCAAATAAATCTTTAAATATACTCATGCTACTTTCCTATGCCACTTCTCATCGCGCTTACTGCCATCAGGATACAATCGTAAACCCTCCGCAGTCGCAATATTTGGGTAGTTATCCCACATAAATTGCTGTATGTCCCGTATAAACCGTATAACCTCACGGCGACCAGCACGACACTGAAACTTTGGGAAAAACAAAATTAAATCTTCAGACCAATTACGCGCAAAAACATCATCACCATTCCAAAGATCACGATCTATCTCATCACGAGTAAAAAATCCCCACGTACAATAACCAACAATTTCGCCATTAACACGATGAACAAAACACTTTCCATGCTCAATAGCACGAAAAATAGAATTACGAACATTCGTTATACTATGATTCTCATAAAAATCATCGCTAAAAACTAACGACATAACAGAACCAAGGAGCGCGTTATCCATTAGTACCTACCTAAACCGCCAAATAACGGAACAACACCACCACCCATTAACTGAACAGGCGCACTCCCAACATTCGCGCTATTACCTAACGCACGACCAATCGGTGCAATTTGTGGCTGTGGCTGCATTTGCATCTGTGGACGCATCTGCATTTGCTGACTCTGCAAAAATTTATTTTTTCTAGTGCCTAAAGCCCTTTTGAAATTTGCACGACCAGATGCACTCCCGCCATAGCCATTAATCTGTGTAGACAAATTAGGATTAGGTGCAGGGCTAACCGGTGGTTGCCCACCCATCTGAGGTGGCGGTCCACCCATAGGCGCACCCATCATAGGATTTGGCATCGGATTCGTCGGCATCATCGGATTCGGAGCCGAACCACCCATAGGATTCGGCATTTGAGGCTGTCCCATCGGTTGACCCATCGGCATAGACGTTACAGCTACCATCAAAATATCTCCAAATAAATTTTATCTGTTCGCAGTGTAGCAATAAAATAAAATTTAATCAATCACCTCAAGTAATCCATTTTTAATCATGCTGCCAGCTAAAGCATCCCTGTCATGAAAATAATAATCCTTCCCATTCCACTCACACATCTCCATCGCAGAACGGCGCATAAACAAACGCTCAGACTCAAGGCCAAAAGATAAAGGACCATATCTGCGTGTCTGCATCACAGGAACAACCTCAGCAGGAGTTTGCGCAAAGAATTCAAACTGATCACCGTAATTTAATCGGTATTTAGGCACTGTTAAGCTCCATTTCCATCTTATAAGATACGGTATGGGAAGATAAGGGAGGCGTCAATGGATTTTTTTGAAAAAAATTTTTGAGGGGGTCTATGGGACCCATACATACAGACAAACATAGACATCCCCCTTTAGGGGGTGTCCTATTGTCCATGTATCGACCTGAATGGCGAAAAGTTTTTTTGGGGTAAATGTTTGAGTAAAACACTGTGTAAGTCTCAGCCTGACCGACATATACAAAAAAGGGGGGGCAAGCCCAAATTAACCCCGATACTGAGCAATTGTTCGGATTAGGTAGGGTACCTTAGAAAAGTAAAAAGCCCGCACTTGGCGGGCTTCTCTGGCCTTCTGAAGTGGTACGCTAGCCTTATGCTAGCGCGCCTATTCTGTTTCGGTCTGACAAGGTTGTTATTCTATTCTGCCACCATTCGAATAAATCATCATCAACGTTTGCCCATATGCTTTCAACGCCGCGTCTGTTTTCTGGCAATAATTGCGCGGCGTTTCCTTGCGTTTCTACACTGAATAAAACCGTGTAACTTGTGTGGTGTGTGCCGTCACCATAACGCGCACCATTCGCTTGTTGAGTGCTAGTGACAACCGCGGCGTCACCAACGCGTGAACGTATCTCACTAACAGCGGCGCGAACGCGTTGCTCACTACATCCTGTGGCATCCATGATTTCTTGCGTTGTTGCGCCACTATCTGAACGCATCATGTCATATTGAACGCCAACACGCGCGCCGCGTCTAAACGGTTGCTCTGGCGTATCTGTCACAATTGTTCGGTTGCCGCTTTCAATTCTGTTTTCAAGAGTATGTGAAACAAGATTGTTTAAGAACTTTACCCAATTGATAATTTTGCTTGCTTCAATTGTACCGCTTGCTTGTCTAAATTCAATTGTACCACGCGACCACGTTTGCAAATTGATTGATGTAAACTTGCCAAAAGTTAATTCACTAATGGTCGAAGCTTGTTCAATGCGGCGCGTACTAAGTGGTGAACAATAACGATTATCAGTACGTGAACGAGGGAACATAGAATTGACCGCATCTTGCTGTCTTGTATATCGACGCATAATATCTTGTACGGCTATAAAATCCATTGGTTCGGAATGGTTTGCAAAAAAGCGTCCAGTACGTTCTTTAACGTCAATACTTTCACCACAAAATTGGGTTGCGGTTGTACCCTCGTTTAGCGGCGCGTTACTAATGTGAACGTGTAAACCGCAAGATGAATTTACGCTTGCACCAACGTCTTCTAATACACGGCAAATCTTTTTGATATAATCAAATGCAAAATCGCAAGCGGCTAATGGCGGCAAAACGATTTCAGCATCAACTCTTGGCGTTCCATCGGGTTTTACATCACAACCGCGAATTTCTGCATTATTTAAAGCGTTAGCAATTCTTACTATACTTGCGCCGCTTGTTTCTATTTCTATTCCAAATGTGTAAGTCATTATATTGCCTCCAATTCTAAACCACAATCGTAATCAATGCCATGCGATTTATTATGGTTTTCACAAAATTGAGCGTCAATTGATCCATTATGTTTTGTGAACAATTCGCTATCGCGCCATTCAACACTGAATTCAATTTCATTAGCGGTACATTTATACATGGCTTGTAAATGATCCATTAAGTCACTTGAATTAGCGAAATACAAAACATAATTGCCGTGATACGTTCCAACATCTGTAGAATAATATGTGTAAGTCATTGTTTTTGTTACCTTTTTTACTAGAATGGTCAGGCACGCCGCCCTCCCTTAAAAAGACATTATCCCATATAATCCCATATAACAAGGGTAAAACGAACAATTGTGAAGTTTATTTTAAAACCACGGGAACGCATAACATTGCTATAGGTTAAATAAAGCGAACAAGTTTAGATTTTTTTTACAATTATAATGTAATAACATATATGTGTATGTGTATATGTGTATGTATATATATCTATATTTATATAGTATATATAAGCCCGACCCCGAACCCGAAAGCCCGATCCCCGAAGCCCGACCCCGAACCCGAAGGATCAGGTTAGATTTTTATTTCCGATTAACAATAAAGTTTCCGAGATTTATTTAAATACTTTAATCCATCTCTAATAAACTTATGCCTATCATTCCGATATAAATAGTGATGTCTTGCTTGCGGTAAAATGTACTGCAAACACGCCGATATAAATTCCCGATTAGTGCAGGCAACTCCTCCTGCATTAGTTTCAATTCTACAATATTGTGAATATGTCATGATCCCACCGATAGTTGATTTGGTTTTACGTTACAGCCATATGATCTGGCACGCTTGCCGTCTTTATGCCATTCGTTATAATATCTGAATTGTACTACATCGTTATTTAATACCTCAAACACTCTAACATCTAATCCCTTAAATTTTGGCTGTTCAATTAAACCGCCATTTCCGTTAGACGATACTCCAAACTTTACATCTATCATTTGTTTTTCTCCTCTTTACTAGAATAATCCCACAATATCCCACACCTATATATATGTCAACAGGTAAAGTAAAAAAAGATTCGGCTGCGGTCCTGCTGGACTAACCCGAACAATTGTTTGGGTTGTTGCTGCTCACGAGCTGCCGGAAATTTTTCAGGCTGCCGGAAATTTTTCAGGATCTGCTGCGTGCTGCCGCTGCGCTGCTGCGAGTCCGGGCGTAACCCGAACAATTGTGCGAGTTGTGCTGCTTGCTGCGGCTGCGTTTTCTAATTCTAACTTTCTGCTGCTGCGGGCAGCGAGTCATCTTGCTGCTGCTGACTCAGCTGCACCCCGAATAACCCGAACAATTGTGCGCTTTGTCATCCCGCGCTGCGCTGCCGGAAAAAATTTTTCGCAGCAAGTTTACGATATGGGGATAAAAGTTGCAGCAGTTTCTCTTCTGTGTGCTGCTTTTGGCTGCCCCGAACCCGAACAATTCTTCGGTTTATAACCCCGATTCAAAATCTTCGCTGCGCCGGGCGTTTTGCTGCTGCCGCTAACCCGAACAATTTATCGGCTTATATCCCGGCGAATAGCATCAAAAATCTAGCAGCACTATCCCGAACAATTTGTCGGGTTACGGTTCAGGCAAAGAGCTGACAGCCCGAATCTTTATTTTTTTCTAATGGATTTTAAAGCCCGCTGAGGCTATCCCGAACAAGTTTGCAACCCTGAACCCGAACAAGTTTGCTTCAGGCGCTAGGCGGTGTGTTTCTGGGCGTCTAAGACCCCGCCAGACCACCCACACGGAGCGCAACCTGCGCTATACAGCTTCTTCGTTATCGTATGTTATGTCGATTTGTTCGGGTTTTGTGGGATTTGGTTCAGGTGTAACATCAATCATGCGATCTTTAGCGCGAGTCATGAAATCCTGCAATTGTTTAACGATTTGATCCCGTGTCATATTATCAACGTTTTCATGCGTTACATGGCTACGGGCTACCATAAGCCCCGTTACCTTGAGTCGGAGTTCTTCTGCTTTAATAGCCGCCCCGAAGTTCCCTGCTTCCCATGCTTCATCTCTGAGTCGTTGCATATCCCGAACAGATTTGGTTACAGAAACCCCGTACTTGCTTTCGAGTTCCTGTCTCATTTCTTCCATTCGTTCTTTAACAACTGGATTGTTAAGAAGCTGAACGGCTCTTACATTCGGCGACTTATACCCTGCCGCCCGAGCCGCACCCGTTTGGGTCATATCTTTGTGAATATAATTATCTAAAAACTTTTGCTGTTGTGGCTGCAACCTACGTCCGCCCTTTTCTATTTGTTCTCCGACCTTTGGCATTTACAAACCTTTTAACTTACAGCACCTCTAAAACATAACGCGATAAATAAAAAAGAACAAGCCCATAATTAACCAACAGTTCCCACACTGGAACAACTTTCCCAAGATCACAAATCACATCAGGGGGGTTGGTTATATAACCCCCCCTATAAGGGGGGTGACGCGGTTGACGTAAAATAACCTATTGATTTTAAACAATATTCTACGTCAAAACGCAAAACTGACGTAGTTGACGTAAACTACCTAAACCATTGAAAACAAACATAATTCTACGTCAACATCAACTGCGTCAGGTTTTGACGTGAAAAAAGTTGACGTAGAAAATCGTTTAAAATCAATGCATAAGTTTTCTTATGTTTTTGCTTGACCATAGAGCATTATCTGGGTATATATGGGATATTCTAGCAAACGGAGTATATAAAATGCAGACGATTACAACAAAATATATTGGGGAAACTGAGAGAAGATGCTCAAGAATTAAGGCCACACATTCTGGCAATTACGCAAGTATTATCATGAGTTATGATCACGCGTTAAATGCTGAGGAAAATTATATTGTAGCCGCGAAGTTGCTTGCTGAACGTCTTAACTGGGATGGTCAATTTATTGGCGGTCACACGAAAGATGGCATGGTTTTTGTAGACGCAAGGCCTGTTTATGATTTTACAGTAACAAGCAAAGCGCCCAAATTAACTACAACCAAATCAATTGATGAAATTGCAGAAACACTAGGAGCCGCATAATGTTACTTAAACTTAAAAATATTAAGCGCACTGAGTGGGCGAGCCAAGAAACGCATTGTTATCAGGCGTCTTTGTATGTAGATGGCAAGCCTGTTGCTGTTGTAAGCAATGATGGTCACGGCGGTTGTGATCGCGATTATTCGCACCCGAAGTTTAAGGGTGACTATCGCGCTAAGATGAATGAGATTAACGATCATTTCAAATCTTTGCCGCCTTCACCTTTTAGTTACGAGGGCGCAAATGGCGTTATGATCCATGATAGCTTGGAGCAATCTTTAGAGTCATGGTGCAGTGATCAGGTCAACGATTGGCTTTCTGAGAAGGAATTGAAGCGCAATTTAAAGTCTTATGTTTTGATGCAAATCAAAGGCAAAGACGGAATTTATCAAACAAAATTTCACCCAACTGTAACCAAGGGTGAATGGGTAACTAACAAGCATTCGGGTCAAACTAGGCGTATCTTAAATGATATGGATTTTTCTGATGCTTTAACTTTATGGAAGGAAGGGGAGACAGTGTAATGGAATTGATCAACAAAGTTTTAGAGCAAATTAAAAAAGATGTGGAAGCAGGTGACATGACCGCGATTGAGGAGTTGCTTGGTG